AGTCAGTGTACCCGAAGTTTTAGGTGGTAAACCACTAGAAGGTCGGGTTCTTTTTATAGGAGACACACCTAACAGAGGATTAGATGGTAGAAAGCTATCTACATATTTTACAGTATGCTATAATGAAGATACACTCGGAAGTTTATTAGTTTTTGACTTTGAGTGGCACAAAATAAAAGTAATTAGGTATTAATTATGTTTACAATATACGGAAAAAAAGAATGCCCTCGATGTTATCAGGTAAAAACCGTGTTTGAGATGTTAGGTAGACCTTATGTGTATAAGGAACTAGACAAAGACTATACCACAGAAGAATTTGAGGCCAAGTTCCCCAATGTCATTGCCTTACCTCAAGTGATGATGGATGATAAGGTTATTGGTGATGCAAACCAAACCTTAAAATATCTAAAAGAACATAGGGTTTACAGTAATGATACCTAGTGACATGGACATAAATAAGGGCATAGAACTTATACTCAGAGGAGAGAGGCAACCCAAACCAAAACAAACACCAAAGTTCTTCGATATTAAACTCTCCCTATTTGGTAGAGAATTTAGATTATCGTTGGATATAAAAAAGAAAACCAGTAATTAGCCTTGGGAGGAATCCAATGGAAACAACAGTAATTCTTGTAATATTCAGTATGATGTGCTTTACATTTTTGATATTAGGTGGTATAATTGGCTGGTTAGCCCAACAAAACAATTACGTCAAGATGCAGAGTCAAATTGCGTACTCTCATCCTGAGATGTATGATGAAAATGGGAATATCATTCCCGATGAAATAGTAGCCTTGAGGTTTGAAAATGACAACAGCGAAGAAGACGACGACGAGGAGTAGAAAAACTACCGCAACTCGTAAGAGATCTACTACAGCAACTAAAAAACCAAGGACAGTGACAGTTAAAAAGAAAACACTGCCACCCAATCCTATGGTTCATGAAATCTTAGAAGCAGTCGATTCTGAGAAAGTGAAAGCTAAAAAGTTAGATATTCTCCGCACTCATGGGGATGATTCTTTCAAAATGACTATGATATGGAACTTTGATGAGTCAGTTATCTCTGTTCTTCCAGAAGGATCTGTACCATATCAACCTGTAGAGGGTGATGTACAGGCATCTAAAGAACAGGGTGTTCCTCAGAGAACAACCATTCGTAATGCTGCAAGACAATTCTACCGTTTTGTAAAAGGTGGTGATGATGCTTTGAATAAGATCAAAAGAGAGAGTATATTCATTAATATTCTCCAGACTTTACCTCAACCAGAGGCTGAGATTCTTGTTCTTGTAAAAGATAAAGCTCTAAACACAAAATACAATATCACTAAGGAATTAGTGGCAGAAGCATATCCAGAAATCACATGGGGGAATAGATCCTAATGAAAGTACTTCACGAGAAGTGTGATCCTAAATTAGCAGAGGACAAAAAACTACCATATACAGCATATCTCATTGAATATGTTGATAAGGAAAATGGTGAGGAAAAGACCTTTTATGATATTGCAACATGTTTGAAACAAACAGATATGTTTGATTATTATTATGATAAGTACAAAACAGGACTAAAAGGTTGGAAACAAACAAAGGGTATTGTAAACCCTAAGTTGTGGAATCCAGAACCTGAGAAAAAAGCTTCTCCAAGTAAAAAACCTAATCAGAAACGTAAATGATTAATCCATTGACTCATGCTAAAAATGTTAGAACTGTCTATGACAGATTCTATCAAAAGAATGTGACGGAAGTGCAAGTTCAGTTTCTAGATGAAGACCCTGCTTGGATACCCTATGACACATTACTTTCTATGTTATCATTGAATATAGAAAAAAACTATACCGATTGGAATGACTTATGAGTGAGTACAGTGGTTCCTCCCCTATGGGAGATGGTAGAAACGTTGCTGGAAGTAAATATTCTGGTGATGCTAAAGAAGGCAAGGTAGCGATCAATCAAGAGGAATATAAAAAAGTATTGAAGAAATATAAGAAAATTAAAAAGTATATGAAATCTAATCTGTTTGAGATTAAGATGATGGATGGAACTGAAAAATTAGTGAGTGAACTAACTAAAGAAGCTAATGAAATTGAAAATAATTGATGATTTTCTAAAACCAAAAGACTTTGATATCCTCCAAAATACTTTGTTGGAGGATTCTTCGTTTCAATGGCAGTTCGGTAAAGGTGTGAATACACCTGACGACGGATATTATCAATTTTGTCATGTATTTTATGCACAGTTTGAACCTAGAAGTCAGTTCTTTTACAATCTCATGCCTATCATAAATGAGTTAGAACCTGTCTCAATAGTGAGAATAAAGGCTAATCTAAATATGAGAACACCAGAGAGACAAGAGTATGACCTTCACACAGACGTTGACGATTGTATCACTTCCATCTACTATGTAAATAGTAATGATGGTTATACTCGATTTGAAGATGGTACAAAGGTTGACAGTGTAGCGAATCGTATGGTAGTATTTAATTCAAATACTAAACATGCTGGTTGCTCTCCAACTGATGAACTTCGTAGGTGTGTGATTAACTTTAATTATTTTATTTGACATGGACAAGAACCACTTGAAACTTATCATTAAGAATTTGAAAACTGTTATTGAGGAGTTGGAAGCAGAAGTTTATTCTGATCCTACTGCTTATGTTAATGGCGGTGAACATCGTGTCACCTATGCAGATCAAGAAGAACTTTAATGGACGTAAAATTAGTAACAGTAACACCTGACGCAGAAAAAACTATGGCACATATTGCTAGAGTTTCTAACCCTGCTAATCAGGACAATGAAAAGTTCGCTGGACTATTAAAATACTGTATCAAACATAATCATTGGTCAGTATTTGAACAATCTAGTATGACTCTTGAAATAGAGACAACTCGTGCGATTGCAGCACAGATACTTCGCCATAGATCATTTACATTTCAAGAGTTTAGTCAACGTTACGCTGATAGTACACAGTTAGGGATTATTCCTATTCCTAAACTTAGGAAACAAGATTTAAAGAATCGTCAAAACTCTACAGACGATCTTGATGAGTTTGTCAAACAGAAGTTAGAATTACAAATGAAAACCCTGTTTGACTCTGCAACCGCCCTTTATCAACAGATGTTAGAGGAAGGAGTTGCAAAAGAATGTGCCAGAATGGTCTTACCACTTTGCACACCAACAAGAATCTATATGACAGGTTCTTGTAGATCATGGATTCATTATATTGAGTTGAGATCCGCCAACGGAACTCAGAAGGAACACATGGACATTGCACAGGCATGTAAAACTGTATTCATAGAACAGTTTCCTATTGTTTCTGAAGCATTAGAATGGAGAAATGGAGTGGTCGAGATTCAAAAACAAATCAAAAAAGAACTTCACGGAGAAGAAACTTAATGGCAACATACCCTGTAGTCAACACAAAAACTGGTGAACAGAAAGAGGTTGTAATGAGTATCATGGAGTGGGATCAATGGAAAGATGATAATCCCGATTGGACAAGGGATTACTCAGATCCATCCACAGTTCCAGGCGTAGGAGAAGTTGGGGAGTGGAAAGATAAACTCAACAACAAACATCCAGGCTGGAGTGAGATTCTAAAGAAATCTGAAAAAGCTGGTGGAGTCAAGGGTCGTTTAGCCAATAGAGGTATTAATGTCAACTAAAAAAAGAAGGAATACTAACAGCACTGTTGGTGCAGGGATGACAGCTAAACAGATGCGTAGGAAGAGACCAATCAACAATGGTATGTTGGTTGATGTAGAACCTATCACAGATAATCAGAAGATTCTTTTTGAAGAGTACGCTAAAGGAAAGAACCTTTTTGCATATGGTTGTGCTGGTACTGGTAAGACATTTATCAGTTTGTATCTTGCACTTAAAGATGTGCTTGACGAAATGACACCATATGATAAGGTGTATATTGTTAGGTCATTGGTCTCCACAAGAGAGATTGGTTTCTTGCCAGGCGACCATGAGGATAAGTCATCACTCTACCAGATTCCATATAAGAATATGGTGAAGTATATGTTTGAGATGCCTTCAGACAATGACTTTGAAATGTTATACGGTAATTTAAAAGCTCAAGAGACTATCTCATTCTGGAGTACATCATTTATCAGGGGAACAACACTTGATAATTGCATTGTGTTAGTAGATGAGATGCAGAACTTGAATTTTCACGAATTAGATAGTATAATAACAAGAGTAGGAGATAACTGTAAAATATTGTTTTGTGGTGACTCTACTCAAACGGATCTTACAAAGTCCAATGAGAAGAATGGCATC